ACAAGACTGAGACTGCCGGTGCGTCGATTCAGGCTGAAGATGACGAAATGGCTGAAGATGGCGAAGATGACGAAGATAACGGAGATGAAGAAAACGGAGACGAAGACGTAGGAGCTATGATTAGAAGTATGGAAAAAGCCCTCGCCAAACTTAGCCTTATGTATAAGGGCCATGGTGACGAAGAGGAAGACGACGAAATGTCTTCTGAGTACCCACAGGATGAAGAAAAGTCTTTTGATCAGTCCATCACCAAGTCTTTGGGGACTGATGTAAAAAACATAATGGCAAAGATGGGAATCAAGGAATCCGGTTCAACGCAGGTAAAACGTGTTGCACTATCTCCTGAAATTTCCCCATCCGAAGCTTTTATCTCCAAGAGCAATAATGGAGAGCAGTCAGTTGACTTTACGAAACTGACTTACAAAGAATTACGACGACTCGAAGATGGCATCCGTAATGGTTCCATCACCGAAGTCGAACTTTAGGAGGAACTCTAAACTATGGCTACTGTGTCTATTCAAGAGTTTTTGTCACAAGCAAACCGAGGTTTGAATCAGAACGTACTTGGCCCTGAATACCTAACAAAGGCATTCAATGCTGCTAGCACCGGCACAGCCGATGCTGTGTTCTCAACCACGGCTGCTGATAACATCTTTACGACCACTTACGGTCGCAAAGTGTGGCAAGCACTTAACAACCAAACACGATTCTTCAACGCTGTGCCCCGAACTACTTTCGGCAATCAAGTTGGTTGGAGGGTCCGAACGGATCGTGGAACTCAGCGTTCACGTCCGATGACTGAACTAGCTTCTCTACCAGATATTGATGTATCGAACATCGAGACGGTCTCTAGCTTGCCTAAGATCATCACGACCATGCTCGGTGCTTCAGTCAAAGCAATGTACACTGCACAACTTGAGGGTGGTGTTGGTGACGTGCTTGCTCTGGAGAATGAGAATGCTCAGATCGACCACATCAAAGAGCTAAACCAAGAATTGTTCTTGCCTACTGCTCACGGAAACCTTGCAGTCGGTTCCGGTGTTACGGATGCTAACGTCCGTGATGGATCGCTTCTACGTATCGGAGATTCGCTACTTATTAACGATGCTGGTACTCCCGGCACCGACCAAGGAGCAATTTCGGCAATTTCTGGCAATGACGTCACATTCACAACCATTGGTGCTACACCTGCAAACGGTGCCAGCACAATTGCTGACCTCTTGCTAGTTGTGGGTCGTGCTGGACTTACCTCCATCGACGACATTGTAAACGTAAGTGCTGACACTACTAATGGTGTTGCAGGTCTTGCTACATTCAACGATGTTTATGACATCGACGAGTCTTCCGGAACCCCCCGTGATGACGGTGGCTTCGCTGCTGCCGCTTCGGTGCAGGGTAACTCTGGTGTGAGTCGTGACCTTTCGCTCAACCTCTTGGACACTGCGATTCAGAAGATTCGTACCAAGGGTGGAGAGCCTAAGTTGATTGTCATGGGACATGATCAGTACTTCAAGCTGGAACGACTTTTGATCTCCCAGCAGCGGTACATGGGCCAAGAAGAATATCAGGTTGGTATCGGAAACGAAAAGACTTTCCCCGGTACTAAGACTGGTCTTGTTCTTGCTACTTATGCAGGTATTCCAATTATGCCAGATGCCGACGCTACGCTCGGTCAGGCAGCGTCTGCTGGTGCCGCTCTAGGTTCCAACGTGTACGTTTTGGATACGGACTTCCTCGAAATTGCTATTGCTCAACCTACCCAGTACATCGAAAACCGTGATTACTTCGCAGCAGATGCGTTGGTAGTCAGGGGTATGCTGTACACAATGGCTGAGTTCAGGGCATATCGTTTCGACGTTCATGCTAAGATCACAGACTTGTCTGCTTAGGACTAAAACAAAGGTTAGCCCCCTCGCAAGAGGGGGCTACCTTATAAATTGAATGATTGTTTAATGTAATGTAATGTAATGGTGAATAATGAGAAATGTATACACAGATGGCGTTTTGCAGAGTTTGGATATCCATACTAAAAGAATGATCGGTGAGGTGATGAATCTAATGGAGGCATCACTACCAGACATTACTGCAACGACGGCTTTAAAGAAATCTATAAAGCAAGCCATGTGGCGTACAAATCGAAGCGTTCAAGATGATGTGAACAGTTTATCTTTCACTAATGAGGACAAAATATAATGGCTAAACATACTTTTGCGATGACCGATGTAACGGGCGATGCTCGTGTACTAGCTCGTTCTGCAATGGGTTACGACTGGAACTACTACGCTGACGACGAAACCGCTATTTTTGGGTCAGGCAGCGATGCTACCATCGCTTGGGACGGAAACTCCCTAGAAATCACATCTGCTGACACTAACTTTTCGGCTGCTGTAACTCTTACAACTGGAGACATGACAGTTACCGCTGGTGACGCTCACGTTGTAGCTCAGAATCTTTACTTAGGTGCAGAGACTGCTTTCGCAACCACGGAACCAACTTCCGCAATCATAATCAAGCAGGGAACTGCGTTTGCTGGTGCTATCGTCACTTCTAGTGCGATACAGGCTAATGCCACCGTGCTTCGCAAGGTTATTGCCGACGGAACTATAAGTAACGTAGGATAAAACATGACACTTGCTTTCACAGAGTCTCACCATGGAAACCAAACCTTGCATCCAACAACGATGCCAGAGTTTATATGGACTCATGGTGATGACCTCTGTGATTGCACGTTTCAAAGAATAGGTGAATGGACTAACCCCTATATTGCTAGAACTCGCAGAGTTCGGGTTTGTTGTTTAGAAGACAGGATGCTTGAAGGCAATGAGGATTTAGTACAGGATATACCGGGGTTCTTTAATGATAACACTGGGCTATTCGAGATGGAACCTTGGGTGTGGAATGGTGAAGATGACATGCCTGAATCTTTGTTCATGCGACAAACTGCCATTATCCAAGGGCTGTCACTGGATGAGACACGAGTAAAGTTTGAAGGCGTGGAACCCCCGAAAGGAACCCCAAGACCTAAAGTTGTAAAGAAGAGGGAAACTATGAGTGAATATGAAGTTATCGGTCAACAGGTAATGAAGATACAGGAACTTGAAAAACAGAAGAATACGTTGGTTAGTGTGATACATTCCATAAAGAATGGGACACTAGATTTAGAACGTATAGAACTAACAGATAACGGATTTACCGTTACTGACGGAGAAGATATAATTGACACAGAACTTAATTAAATTGTATGAAAAATTTGATATAGAGGTATAATTTATATATGTCCAGACAAATACAATCACGAGCAGCCCAACGTGTTAATTTATCGTTAGACAGTAGGGTGCCCCTCCTTGAGGGCGACGTAGATGTGCTGGAAGTTGAAGTTGGTACGGTTGAGAAGAAGTTAGATCGAATTATATATCTTTTAGTAGGAATTTTGATAACCATGATATCTAGTATGGGAACTCTTTGGGCTGGAGGGCTTACTGTATAATGGCTATTCAAACAGGAACAGACACAGTATACCACACCCCTCATGAAGTGTTGCAATCAGCACTTGCGGACTCAGTTTTATTTTTAGAAAAAGCCACGGTTGGTAGGGCGCAAATGTCCGACATCTCCGATGCGCTTTCTGAGTACAAGCGACTGTTCTCTGTCAAGCTGGCATCCCCTGCCGAGATTCTTACACTGTCTAGGGCTTACCCAGACAACCAAAAGTATGCTAAGGCTGCTGAGGGAATTGAAGATGACAGCATGCCTGTCGTTGTAGGTGGCCCCGCTTCGGTTGAGATGGTTGATCGAGAAGGACACTTGATCACAACCAACGCTCTCACAAAAGCATTTAAAAAATACATGGCTAACTTCCGTACACGTAATACCATGGTCATGCACTCTGACGTGCAGGTGGGATGGGCACTCCCAGCCTACATTACCAAAGGTGGCTCAGTCTTCCGTAGTGGTGTAGACCCTAAAGGCTTGTTCTTTATAACTGAATTACGTAACGATACCCGAATTGCAGCTAAAGTTAAAGAACAAATAGAAAGCGGGAAAATGCGTTCTTACTCTATAGCAGGGAATGCTACTGAGAGTAAAGATA